ATGTCATTGTAGGGGGGCTATCAACCTGCATAGTCCAAGATACACCCATGATTCTGTGCGTTCCTGATATTCCCGTTGTAGCAAACTCCATAGCGTCGCCAACTCTAATGTTAAATGTTGATGGTATTCCATCAACAGAATACCTAACCTTTGTCCTACCTATATTGGAGAGCATAAGTTTAGCAAACCTCTCCGCTTGAACATCGTTAGTTATAGACTGCTCTGTGAATATTTTTTGGACTGGTCTTGTTGGATAGGTTGCACTACCAACTGCGGGGAATGTGAAATTAATTCCGCTTGCTTCATTCAATACAACTACAACATTGAAGAAATCTAAATCGCCTTTGTCTTGTTCAACATAAGTTGGGTAAAAATCCAAAGGCTTACTGCTTCTTCCTGATGATGTCAATTCACCGCCTCTTAAGGCTTGTAGGTTTGAATCTGTTAGGTCTTGTAATATCCTAACATTGACAAGTCCATTATTCTCTGCTCTCAAAGAATGTATCTTGGGGGCGGCATTCATAAATTCTAATACTGATTGACAAGCACTTAGTATTGTCTTATTTACTAATGTCAATGAGTTAGGAACAACAACATTTGACTCAACCAGTATGCTATCAATTGGAATAGGCACGGAAGAACCGGCTATCAAATTTTTCAATATGGCTGCACCGTCGTTTGTTGATATGATTTTTGTTGATTGCACTATTTCATTTGATAGGTAGCCCAAAGTATCTAAACAAGTCAAAGTCAATGACCGGCCTGTTTCTTTTATGTCCGATACATAACCTGTGTATATCAAAGGTGGATTAGCCCAATTATTCGGAGAAAGATATACTTGAACCGTATCTCCAACATTTACAATTCCTTCCCTTCTTCCTTGAATACTGGAAATTGTGATATTCATACTTCTTGGTGTGTTTAGTCCTTCCGAACATGATATTGAAGTTATGCCTTTCAATAACCCTAAACCATTTACAACAACCATAGGGCAGTTCGGGATTCCCTCATCTTCCGATATTTCACCATAGATATTACGATACAATATTTGTCTTGACCGTGCAAAAAATACCCTGTGCTTCCAACCGTTTCTCAAGCCACCAAGTCTAAGCGACTTTGGCCTAAATTGATACTTGAGTCCTTCGGGATTCCAACCTCCATTTGTAAATCCTAAATCGCCCAAGTCAAATTCTAAACCTCCATCTTGAACAGAGGAAGGCTCACTATTAGAAAATGGAGTTGTTGTAAAAGCAAAACCGCCTCTTGAACCTCCACCCCGTCTGGTGGTCAAGTCGTAAGCATCAGCAATTGGTGAAGATGAATAATAGTGAAATCCAAAACCGCTTGTTTGACTGCCTCCCCCTACGCCAAGATGACCCGAAGCGTTGCTGAATATCTGTGGGTCAAATGGTCTTGGAACGGCTAAACTGGTATAACAAGTGGTTATTGTTTTGTCTTGAACATAACTACCGCCTATGTCGGAAGGGAAGGGTATCAAAGATAATCCAAAATCCGACGGATAATGAGTTGGCCTCTCCATCAATTCTTTTTCACTTATTGATTGCGCTATTGGTTGCGATAACTCACTATCGTTTAGTTCATGCCTAACAGTTTCAGCGTAGGTTCTTGAAACCCATCTGGCAACTGCGGTTCTTGGTATTCTGTGGTCTTGACCAATTTCCTCAATGTCCTTTTTCATTTCATCGGGAGGCAAGATGTAGGCAACCCTGTCATCGGGCTTCCTAACAATCCTGTTATACCTCTCAATAGCATCGGACATAGTGTATGCTTACTGGTCATCGTTCTTTACCTTTCTTAAGCACCACATGATTTTACCTTTCTCTGCATTCCATGCGTAAAGGTTGTTTCCGATTACAATTTTGCTGACTGGCTCTTGGTTCTTGCTCATGATATAAGATGAGAGGCCACCCCTATATAACAGTATCGTCTATATTTACTTTTTAGTCCACCATTTGAGAGTTTTCTCCCATTTAGCGTGGCACTTCCGGCATTCTAAGCGCACTTTATTCCTAAGAGAATTACCTCTTACAGAGCCTTTGCACTTCGGGCATTTCATTCTCGCCACCAATCAGGCTTTGCTCTGCCCTTAGACCACACGATAGTAGGTCGGTTTTTATCTCTAATGTAATATTCTCTATTGGCTTCAACACCACACGGCCATTGTTTTGAATCTCTTAGGTCATCATGTCCTTTGAAGCATCGTGGAGGCTTTGCCAGTTTTCCTCTTTTGATGTAGCGTCTTAGTTTTAGTGAATCAATCGCCATCAAGCCTTCGTAGCAGTAATGGTGTTTGCCAAAGCGCATCTTAAATTCTTGACACAAAGCCAATCCCCATTCTAAGACCCAGTTGAAATTGTTTCTTGTTTGCATAGTCCACTTCGTAGCAGGGTGGTCAGGATAACCGCCTTTATGCGGCTCGCCAGTTGATTTAGCCAACGGTAGTAATTCAGTAGGACAACCATTATCTCTAAGACTTTGAACAATCATTTGCATAGCCTCTGTTGGCATTTTTACAATATGAGCGTCGGCTAAATCTAAAGCCGCCAGTCTTGGGTCATGGTTGGTGAAAAAGATGTTCATACTCAAGCCTCAAGGTATTCTTCAAAAATATATTCTTCCGTTTCTATTCTAAGTTTCAATACTGGGTTATCCGACATTTACTTCACCGCCTATTACAACAATTGGCATTTGCCTGTGGTTTGCTTTTGCCAACTCAACTGCGCTATCTTCATCAGGTATGCTACAATCCACAAGTGCCATCATAAACATAGCCTTGCTAACATACTTCATTGGGTTGTTTTTATCTATCCTCATTTTTATGGGGTTCGTCATATACACCCGTTAGTGGCTCACCTATATAACATCTTCCCTATTTTATTTGGCGTTTCAGCCAATTAGGGCATTCTTGTATGTTGTTCCGAAACCATGAAGGCAACAAATGGCCGTTATTGCGAGCAAAGCGTTGCCACCCACCATCTAAGATGAATAAGTGTCCTACATCGTCAGGCGTTCTCACTACCCTACCTGCACCTTGAACAATTGACAAAGCAGTTTGGAGTTGATACCATTTTTGACAAGGGGCATTACAAGTAAAACCTGCACCGCATAAATCACCACTATACTTACTCGGAGGTTGATACGGACATGACGGTGTATCTTCATGCACCTTTCTCCACGCTAACTCATCTTGCATCATGCGCTCTGCTATGACTGCATCGTTAGTAGGCAGGTATGGCACTTTACATATCACAAGCCATTCAGCCAGTTTGCCTTTGAAGTCAAACCCTTGATTGACATAAGTTGAAATCAAAACTAAATCATCAGCGTCATTAGTAAAAAATTCTTCCAAAGCCGCCTCTCTTGCTCTCGCATTTCCATCATGCGTTATGATTCTATCACCATGTCCTCTATCGGTCAATCCTTTGACCAACTCTTTTCTTATGGCGTGGCTATGAGGAAGAATAACCCCTCGCTTGTTAGGAAATTTGTTCATGATTGCATCTATCGCATTGACTTGTCTTGGTAGTGTATGTTTTCTCTTAGCCCATGACATAGAACCACATGGCGCATAATATACATTGAAATTTTCTCTTGGGAATGGCGACTTTGTGATATTTACATACAGAGTCTTTTGAGCATCTAATCCTAATCCATGAAGGAATGTATTAATGTCAAGTATTGTAGCCGATAGGAATATTCTCTTTTTGGCTACCATTTCTAAAATCTCTGACGCATAATCTCTAACTCTAATCGGTTTCAAACAAAGATATGTGCCATACTTGGAGTTATCAAATGAAATATGCACATTGTTAGGCTTGAGTAAAATTTCAAACGCAGTTTCTATTTTGCTAACTGCCTCTCTAATTTTCTCCACTTCCTTTTCATTGACTGTCAATCCTAAATCATCTTCCGCATCTGTCAATACTTTACGGGCAACTTTGATTCTATCACCTATCTCATGCTTCCAGTCTTGAGGGGTAAAGTGGGAAGGGAATCTTTCACCTGCGCCAAAAATCCTGTGCCATTCTCTCTCCGATAACCTAACTTCTAACAAATCGTGGAGAAAACCCTCCATATCATGTGCCTCGTCAATAATAGCAAAATCCCGTTGGTCAAACTTGGTGTTGCCTTTGACTGCTCTAAACATATACGCAGGGTTGCTTAGAGTTAGGCGTGCATCTTCCGCTATCCATCTTTGTTCGTAGTAAGGGCATGGTTCTTCCACATCACGCTTCGCATGGCGACATGAACCTGCCTTAGTCCAACAAGGGGCGGATTTAGCCGTGCCTGTTCGCACCCAACAAGGGAAGTTATCTCTTCCCCTTACTTCGGCCAGTTTATGCCCGTAGTCGGCTTTGTATTGGTCTATAAGCCCTAATGATGGAGTCATTAGATATGCTGATTGAAATTGATTCTGTATGGTCATGGCTATGGCTGACTTGCCAATACCTGTCGGGGCTTGGAGAACAATGTTATCAAAGTCGTCATTTTCCAAAGCCCAATACATAACGGAGAGGGCTTCGTTTTGATATTTTCTTGGAGAGGGCATGGGGAAGTCCGGTTGTATTTGCGCCCATTTGTCAGGCAGTTTTGCCTTACTGGGTATGTTGATACGGACTACCGCCATAATCTATACTAAAAGACCCACCTATTTAATTTGCGTGTTCCAGTTGGTAGTAAGCCCATCGTGCTTGCCTTCGGGTTAATTCGCCTGACTCTCTAAGAACCTCTCTTAATGCCTGTTTTGCATCTGTGAAGGCTACATCTTCCGCAGTAGTATTGTAAAGATAATTTAGGTGCTTCTATAA